TATCCTTAATAGATTTGCTCATCACATCGGCAAAGTCCATTGTAAACTCTGGAGTAGTGGTGTATTGAGTAGTACCCAACAATGCTGAAGTAGAGAATAAAACGTTACCCTCTTCCCAACCATTATCCACAGATACTTCTCCGTTTTTGCCCTCAAAGCTGATAAAAGACTCCCATACTTTGATAATAGGCAATCCGCGTTCAGCAAGTTCGGCATTAAGTTGCTCCAAACGCACATCAGGCAAAATGGTAGTAGCGTTGATAGGAACACCTAACACAAAAGCACGTGTGTTTTTGTTCTTCAATACCTGATTGAGAGTGGCACGGCTCATAGTGATAGTGGTATAACTATACCCTTTGCCTTTGGCTTCCTCTTGGTATTTTTCGATTTCCTCTATAGGGTTAGCATCAGCATCTGCCCATTTCTTTACAGCGTTTTGTGTTTTCACCTTGAAGTCTACTGATACATTTAACACTCCGTCGTTATTGGTAGCAGTAGTTTTGTATTTACCAGTAGATACAAGCTGTTTAGCCATCCATTCCATACGAGCATTGATACCGTCAATACAAAAACGAGGGTCTTCGTATATCTTACCAGTCAGTTGGTTTTTGATACCAGCATTAGTAGGATTAGCATTTACCGCATAACGAAGTTGCTGAAGTGTAATGAGGTCTCTTTCGTTTAATTTTCTGGCAATTTCTACTTTTGGGATTTCTCCTTTGATACTTTCCACAAAATCACGCCCTTTAAGTGGTGCTTTTGAGCCAATAGCTACGATGTCCGCCATTATTTTAGCCCCATCAGTTCCCTCAATATTAGAGTAAGTAAGATAAGGGTTGAACGCCAAAGGAAAATATTCGCGGTATCGCAAATCTCCTAATGGGTAGGCTTGAATAATAGCATTCATATTAGGCTGAGAAAACTCAGGAATAATGTTGTTTGCGTTGATATTCATCTGTTTTAGTTTTTAAGATTATTAAATGAATGAGATACGAGGCAAAGCGGTGCGTAGGAATGCCACGCCTGCTTTTTCTTTGTCTGGTAGCGCGTCTTTGCGTGCTGTTCCTGCCATTATGACTGCTACAAGTGGCATATCGTCAATGACTACATCGTGAGCGGTTAGCCCCAATGCTCCTGCTGTATTGGTTTGTGAAAGTGTTTCATTCACCACCTTAAACGTACCATCGGTGTGAGGCACTAAGAGCGTGCCTGCGGGTACTACGCCGTCAGTGAAGCGAGCTTTGGCGGTAGTAGGGTCAATTTGTACTCCCCCAGGGTAGGTAGCGTCCTCTTGGTCAAATACGACTATTTGGCGTCCCGCTTTGTCTGAAATTTGGACTTGTTTCATAAGTGTTTACTGTTTTTTGAAAGTTTCATTAATATACGCTTGTACATCCGCTGATACACCGTTAGCATCGGTACCACCCCCTAACACATTACTTGAATGAGAAGAAAGCCCTGTATTGGCTTGGGTCTGCAAAAACGCTTGTTCATCGGCTTTTAGTTCGCTGACAAAGGCATCCATTTCGGTATCGTCTTTGAAAGTACGCCCTAAGTGATGTTTGTAGAATGGTTCCGATACCCCCTGCGCTTTGAGTTGGTTTAGGAAACGCTCCTTAGCAGTTTGTTGTTGCTTTTCTGCTTGAAATGCTTGAATAGCCTTACCTTGATTGGTAAGAGCTTCCAAAAGACCCTTTGCCCACGCTGGCATTTCGTCAGGTTTAGGTTCTGTGGAGGGTGTAGGCGGGTTTTGAGGATTTGGATTAGATTTAGCCCTCTCTTGTTCGAGTTCTTTCTCTAATTTCTTACGAGCTTCCTCAGCTTTTGTAAGGCTTGTGCGCCCTTCATCAGCAACAGATTGCAAGAGTTTAACCTCTTCTTCTACACTTTTTACAGCGTTTTCGATTTCCGTGTCGTCCTTAACCGTTGGAGCTAAACGAGTAGCGATAACTTTTAGGACGGATTCTTTCAACCCCAAGTGCGCATACTTGGTTTTGAGAGCTTGTAGGATTTTTTCCATAAGATGTACAATATTTATTTTACCGCAAAGGTACGCAAGGGCTTGAGAATAAGATGTATATGAGTTTGTTTGTTTTTTGTTTTTTCTTTGTATTTTTTTTGTTTTTCTGTTTGTTTAGGGATAAAAATGCCATGCAATAAAAAAAGCCCTCACTACGAGGGCTTAATTATTTACCGAAACAGCTTCAATCTCCACAAGAGCAATGCAATTACTCCTATCAGCAAAGCACCAATAATAAGGGCAAAGGGAATTGTTCTAACTTCTTTCTGCACCTGCTTAGTGGCTTGTGTATATTGGCTTTGTATCTCGGATTTTTGGTTTATCTTATTATCTATATAAAGAGTAGTATCAGCTTGTTGCAAACTCTTAGAAAGGTTGTCTATGGTTTTAAGGGTTACCTTTCCGCCCTGTACTCTTATGGTCTCCTTATCGCCGTCCCTGATACGATAATACACTACTTCCTTGGCGTTACCTACGCTGTCCTTATCACTCTCAAGGGTGATTTCATAGGTTTGGGACTGATGAAGGTCAAAAGCGCTTACCTTTTGGGCTTTTTCTACGTGAATGGAGCTGTCTTTTACCTCCTTCTTTTCGCTCTTTTGCTCTTCTCTGTGCTCGGTTCGGCTTGTTTTCGCTTTGCAACCAAGGAGCAAAAGGGTTAATAGTAAATACAAAATCTTTTTCATACATTGCTTTGACTTTTTTTGATTGATTTTTCAAGCCACATAAGACCCTCTTCTAACTTAGTAATAACAAGGGATAGTTCTCTTGTACGTGGCAATTGTTCTACTTTAACGAGTAGGCTTTCATACTCTTTTTTTAGTTCATTTACTTCTGTCATAATGATTTATTTTACTTTTTCAATTTCTTTAATGAGTTCTTTTAGGCTATTTGCATAGTTTGGAGCAGTGGCATAGCCTGCCTTTGCTACTTCCTCGGCAAACTTGTAAGGGTCGGCTTTGACCTCCAATGCCTTGTCGTATCGCTTGTTCCTAAAAAAGAAATTAGCATGGTCAGTGAAACACTCCTCAGGGGTATCGTATTTCATAAACCAATCTCGTACGATATACAAGTATTTTCCGTCTGTACGCTTGGTGATACTAATCACTTCAGGGAATTTACTCTTTTCGTTGGGAGTAGTAAGTACCTCTGTTGTTCTTAGGAGTTGCTTTTTCTCATTGGGAGTGCTACCAACAAGGCTCTTAGGCACTTTTATACCAAAGAAATTATTCCCTATAGGACTTTTTCCCCATGCACTCTCCAAACCTGCCTGAGCAAGGATAAAGAGTGCTGATATACCTGTCTTACGCTCGCTTTCAAGAGCTACTGGCTTGTAGGTTTGGATAAAATTAAGCTGTGTTTGGTTCATTGTCTTCTGTTTTAGGTTCGTTTGTTTTTGTTCCGTTTATTTCATCAAAGAAATCTTTCAATTTGCCCTCCCTTTCATAGTTATATAAGGCTTTCATAACGAATTGAGGAGGAAACTTTCCATTTGTAAGAATAAATGCGTTCTTTAGGATTTTACTCACTGGATATAGTAATGTGGTGAGTTGTACTACACTTTTAAATATTTTACCCATTTCAGATTCATCAAGAGGAATGCTAAGCAAGGATAAGGAAATATAAACAACAGATATGATAAAGACCATTGTTGCGTTTTTGACAAGAGCGTCCTTGATGTCAAAAGTTCCCGCTTTAAAATGATACACTCCTCCTACCAAAGCATTGAGTAATAGTGCTGTACATATACCTGCATAAAAGAACTCATTTTTGTCTTTCCACATAGAGAAATACGAGTACAGCATTAACAAAGGAATACTCTTGAAAAAGGCAATAAAGAAGTAATATACTCTATCTCTAAGGTGTATCTTATCGTCAAAGTAGAATAGTAGTACCACAGGAGTTGCCCATATAGCCACCTTCATTTTAGCTTTTAAAAACCATTGTAAAAGTTTATTCATAGATTTAGAATTAATTATTTAATCATTGTCCCCAAAACCACCATATACCCCTTACCTTGAGGTAGTCGAGGTTGCTTTGGTTGTTGTAGGCTTCCCTTTCAAAGATGATATTGCGGTAAGCCTTATCCCAATTGCGATAGCGTAAATACTTGAAAAGAAAATCAAGGAAATACCAAATATAGAAAAAGAGTACCAGTAGTTCCTTTTGCTGTTGCAAGTGGATACGTTCGTGATTGATAAGCTCTTTATCGCACTTATCACTTGCATTGCGAACGAAGATGAAAGGACATAGGGTAATTGCCCTATATCCTTTTGGCACGAGATACCTATTTACCCTTATCATTGGCTTTTGGTTTTTCGTTGCTTTCTCCTTTGATAAGAGCCAAGCAAGTCTCGTGTATATGCTTAATCAATTCAATATCCGATGGTTGGAAATTGGTGTATTGCATATTGAAATCGTGCTCAGTTACAGTCCCTTGGATTGGCACAATGTAATTACCCTCTTTGTCCTTACGAGAAGCCGAGAAAGTCACAAAGTATGGTTTTTGGTCTTTCTCAAATTCGTAAGAGTAAATAATGTTTACTCCATGCGCTTCTTCTTGCGCTGAGATACTTGTTTTTTGTTGAATGATTTGCATTTTATAAAGTTTTTGAGTTGTTAATTTTTAGTTAGTTTAATGACTTGGGTATATATATTCTTGGTCTTTATTACTATCCCTATAGATAATTCTATGCTTTATAGGGGTATTTTTTCCAGCTGGATATACCCAAAATCCTATGAAATAATATCCATATGTTGTAAATTCAAGTACTTTCATCTTATACTCTTGACTATATTGTCTTTTCCAAACACACATTCCTCCAATGTCTATATAACAACCTTGATCATCGTGTGTATCATAAAACCCATATTTTTTACCTATATAATCCGAGTTAATAGTAAATCCTCCTATCTTTCCACTTGTAGCATTGATTTGACCCGTAAAACTTCCACTTGTAGCGTTAATTTCTCCTGATATATTAGCCTTTGTAGCATACAGCGTGCCATCTTGCTTCACCATAAAAGGGGCTTTGTTTCTACCTGTATAATTACTACCTGCCCAAAATCGTATATCATTATTAGCAGCTCCTACACCCGTAATACCTGCTTGAACTCCTAAACTATTCCCAAGTATTATAGTACCAGTTGCTATAGCATTCCCTGCTGTGTAAGTATCGCTTAGAAAGTTTGTTTTGTTGACTAACTTTGAAACATTGGTATCTGTTCTTTGTCTATTTTGTGTTTCAACGGCTATAAGCGCTCTTGCATTATTGATAGCAACCTGTAAGTCTGTTTGAATGTCGGCTACTTTATTCTCAATATCCTCAGGAGCGGGAGACCAGTCAGTGGGTTTGTTGCCTCGTTCGAGTTTAATCCATTCTATAGTGCTATCGACTATAACATTATTAAAAATAGTAAAAATAAATAAAGTATTATTCCTTGATGAACCTACTTTCCATTTGAATGTTTTTTGATATATACCATCCCCTTTATTTTCTAAACTGGCTATTGCTACATTTCCACCACTATTATATAATTGAAAATAATTTTTACCAACTCCTAATCTTCCTTTCAGTGTTAAAGTAACAACTTCTTCTTCTTTTAAATTAATAGTTATAGGATAAGAAGCAATAAGATACTCTTTGTTAGTTATTTTTCTACCACTATCACGAAGTAAGTTTCTGCCTCCTATATCTAACTCATTTACCTTTTGCTCGGCAAACGTTTTAGCTTGTTGTAGGTTCTGCTGGAGTTGTAAGATACGCGCTTGTTGCTCGGCTGTTAGGGCTATTCCTGCTTGTCGATTTGCTTCTGCTATGGCTTGGGCTTTGGTTAGTTCTGATTGTGTTCGTGCATAGTTTTCTGTAGCTGTTTTTGCAATAGATATAGATTGTTCACGAGCTTGTTTTTCACTCTGTACCTGCTGATTACCATACTGCTTTAACCTACTCTCCAATGAAAGCAAATCAGGATTAACAAGCTGCTTTATTTCTGTCTTGTTTCCGTCAGTGATACGTAAATTGGCTTTTATGATGATTTCATTATCTAAGAGTAGGATATACTGCTCTCCATTTCCTGAGCTGATTTTATTGGTTACTAATTGCCCGCCTGTAATCTCGGTAAAACCATTGAATTGGGCTATTCCTCGCTCTCCGTCGTACTCAGAATTGACTGTGGCATATAGAAAGTGGTAAAATCCTGCTTCTTGCTCCATGCCTATCTTGTTCTCTGATAAAACAAACTGAGCGGTCTCAGCTGTTTTGCTCGCTTTGATATATAGGTAATAGGTTTTAGCCTTATCGTCTAATCTTCCTGATACAAAGGAAGAAACATACCAATACTTATAATCAGCTGCGGAGTGGTTTGGTTTAATGTCAGTTGTACCAAGTGTGTAATGTTTTATCCACCCACTGCCAGCATTGATTTGCTTGTTGTTCCTATCAAAGTACAAGGTATGGGGTACGGTGATAGGGTTGGTCTTATTGGCAACAAAGGCAAATTGTCCTGCCTTATTACCCACCAAAGCCATCATTGTTTGTACGGTGGCGGGAATAATACTCTTGGTATATTCAGGAAAGGCTTCTTCTACCTGCTTGATCGTCTCTAAGGCATTACGCCAACTTCTTTTAGTCTCGGATATAGCTTTTTTATTCATCTCTCCAAAATATACCTCTTGATTTTGGAGTTTGCGTATTTCAGAGGAAAAAGAATGCCCTTGTACCTTGTTAGATAGCTCTATTTGAGGACTATAAGGGTTATTTACATACTCTTTTAGCCCTACGATACGAATAGCTACAGGGGTACGTTGAAACTCATTATCTGAAAAGTGGATATAAGCCCCCATCTTAAGCCGTCCGCCTACATTTGCCCAGTTCTTTTTTGCCCATATTCCGTCCAAATCACCAGTAAAGGTAAATAGGTCAGCTCTATTTTCATACAGATACTTACATGCTTCCTTCATCATCTCCCAACTGGCGCCCGTTTTGGTGTCATTGTCGCAAATATAGGCAGCAGGTAGGTGCATGTTATATACAGAATAACGATCACCCACAGCAGGTTTAAATATGTCATTCGGCATAGTGGTTCCATCTTCTTCCTTGGGGACTATCTCAAAGCGGCGTGCGCTGTGATTGTAGCCGCTGCTATGCTCATAACGGCTAATCTCAAACTCACGCCCTGATAACATACCGCTTTCAAAGTATATCACCATCTTTTCCCCCTTGATTTGGAGGTCTGCAAAGTTCAATGCTTGAGGTATGGAGGTGTCGGCAAAGTCATAGAAATGTTTGGCTTTATCAACCTCAAAAACAGCTGACGCTGTACCTTTACGACTTGGGTATATATGAGACAAATCAAGGCTTTGTTCATTGATAAAGCCGTTGTTTTGAGCGTTCTTGATAGCTATTGATAGCCCTTTGTCGTCTGAAACAAAGGTTACCCCTTCATATACATATTCTTGTGATTTGGGTAGTAATAATTCCTTGTTGCCATACTTTGAGCGGTCAATATTTCGTTCCCCTCCTTGTACATAGAGGCGTGTAATACGACTTTGCTCGGTAGTACGGCTTACACCTGTCTTAAAACCCTTGCCTTTGCCGTATTGGAGTGGTAATGGATTATTCTTGAAATATTCTACCTTGTGGAGGTGTATCGTTTTACCTATAATCTCGTATTCTGTCTCAAAGGCTTTGGCGATCATGTCCAAGGCTTCCAAGCAGTTATTATGGTTATAGCTGATAAGTTTCTCATTAGCCTCAATCGTGGTGCCTACCTGCCAGCCGCTGTCTATCATATTAAGGCAATCTACCAATATTTGTATATGGTAGCGAGGAGATGCTGTAAAAGGAAACTTGAGGGTCTTATCGTTGGGGTTACGAAACTTGTAATTCTTCAGGTTTGCCCCTTCGCTTTCCATGGTAATGGTATATTCAAAGTGTCTGCTGTTATGCTTCACCACTTTAGCAGGCTGATTGAGGGTATAGCGTTCCCCTTGGAACTCACACCATGCTCCTGTAGGTATATCTGTGTAAGTAGATAAGGAAAAGTATAGGTTTAGGGTATGCTCTCCCATAATGGAGCGGTATCGGTAGCTCTCATCGGTAGGGAGGACATCTATATATGTGCTGTTAAAGTGTAGTTGCATAGTTATTAGCGGTTAGTGGTTAATTTCCAAGCACAAAGATACACCATACTCAAGATGTGCTTATTATATGAGTTTGTATATTTTTTGTTCTTTTTTTGTCTTTTTTTTATACTACCACTAAGGAAATGGTAAATTCTACCCTCAAAGTATCTTTTGTGAGTATCACTTCTTTTATATTTGCTTTCTGATAGATAGCTTTAAAGGTACTACCAAAAGCATTAATGGTACGTTCTCCTCTCTGAGAAAGGTTATATAGAAGCGCTTCATACAATTTCCAAAAGCGATTAATCGGCTGTTTGATATAGCAGAGAATCTCAATGGTACGCTCCTTAAATACGTTGGGATATTCAGCATATTGTACCCCTGCAATGATGCTGCTGTTAGTGGTTAGGTGCTCTTTTACCTCGTAGCTCTTTAGCAAGTTACTTTCATTCTCTTCTAATAGGTAAATACCATACTTGGATAGGTCTATGGTATCAATAGCAAAACCTGAAGGAGGTAAAGTGTCATTAGGGACAATATAGGTATAACCTTGTAAGGGGGTATCATTGGCAAAAGTAGCCTCATAGGTGATGTAGCCTTGTTCTTTTTTTGCTTTTCTTACCCCAACGAATCGTAATCGGAAAGACTTACCCAATTCATCAAAATAAAAATTATTATAGGTTTGAGCAGATAAAAAGGTTATAAAGGCGTCATATTGGTTGCTTTTGGTAACAAAAGACAAGGATATAGAGAGGGTGTCCAGTTGAGGATCGTCTGTGTCGTACTCTTTGCCGTAATACTCTGCCCAGTCATTAGAGGGTAGTTTCTTGAGAGGAGGAAAACAAAGCAAATCCTTGTAGTTGCTTTCTAAAAGGTAGGTATGATAAGTAGTTTGTATGTCAATAGTGTTAATTTTCATTTCTTTATTGCTTTTTTATTTTCCTCGATAAAATAAGGCTTTGTTTTCCAATTCTTGAACCTATCTTTGTTGTCCGTTACCCATTGCTTATAATTACTTGGCACATCCTCTACGTAATTAGTTGAGCTTTCAGGAGGCAGGGTTTCATCGGCTTTGAGTTCTT